GGTTTCACCGATGGACTATCTCTGCTGATAAAGATATAGCTGAAATGACGGATGGCAAAATACCTATTGTCAGAGTGAGCATGGATAAAACCCACAAAATGATGAGTACAATACGCCATAACAGGGCCAGAGGAACACATGTCGTATTGAGAATGGCTGATATTGTGCGGGAAATGGTATCTGATGGCTTAACTGTAAAAGAAATTATGCAACGTCTATCAATGGAATATGAAGAAGTTGAACGGTTACTGGATCGATCTGGCATGACAATAAGAGGTACAAAAGATGTTGAAGATTTTGGTAATGCATGGGTGCCAGCAGAGGCAGATGATTCTAAATAAATAAAGAAATAAGCTATTATATTCTATATATATGCTGAAAAATTAGTCTCGGTGAGGAAAATGAAAGAAATTAAACCAGCAGTTAATATACAAGTTATTGAAACGCTTAAAGAAAAACGCAAAAGATTAAAAAAAGAAGCACGAGAAAGGGATAAGAATCTTAAACCTTATGGACGTGTAACATATAGCGTTGATCAAGTTAGAAAATTAGCAGGTATGCAGTGTCCTAAATATGAAATTGCAGCTTTTCTAGGAATGGCAGAATCTACTTTTTATTTGCATTTGCAAAATAACCCTGAATTAGAAAACGCATATAAAGAGGGCAAAGAAGCAGGGAAAGCCAGTCTAAGAGCAAGACAATGGCAATTAGCTATGCAAGGTAATACGCAAATGTTGATACATTTGGGAAAGAATGTACTTGAGCAATTTGATAGGCAAAAAATTGACCAGACCGTAACTCAAACGCAGCCCGTTATTAATCTGGTGCTGGGGGAAGAAAACACATATGAGGTTGATAAGCCTGATAAAATAAAGTAACTACTAAAAGGGGTAAAATATGAAATTTGAAGTTGGCGAAATAGCAATAGTAATAGCGGGTCAAAGTGCATTAGGGGTAAACTATCCAGAGCAAGAGGTAGAGATATTAGCGATAGGTACTTTGGGGACTTTTATGCCTGAAATTTTTCATCTAATGTATGGTGAGGAGTTAGATGAAATAGCGGCAAAGATAACAGGGCGTGATTTACCGAAATCATGTTTTTATGTGCCATTGAGCGAATTACGTAAGAAAAAACCGCCTATAGAAAGCAATGATATTAATGAAACAAAAATACATGGCGCACCAACATGGGAAGATGTTTCAATCTATAACCCAACCAAACAAACAAAGAAGGAAAAAGAAGAATGTGGGAGCATTTCATAACGTTATTTAAAAGTGATAATATTTTATTAATCACGCAAACACTGGCTATATTGGTATTAGTTGTAACTATGATCATACAACGAAAGCAGATAATAGATGCAGAAACAAAACGCAGAATTGATAGACAAAACCGTTAAGGTTATATATAGCTGTGAAACGATCGAGCAATTAGGGGCAGCAGGTAATTATGTAACATTGGTTTATAAAAGATTAGGTTATGCGGAATACTGTAAAGAAATACTCGAAGCACTGGAAGCGCATGTATTCTATTTGTTTAACTTATATATGGAACAGGCAATAATAGATTATGACAATATCACAATACAATGAAGAAGATCAGGAATGGCTATTAGAGCGAGCCGCAATCTTAGAGTATATGTTTAATATGACTCGCAAGCAGGCAGAGGACGAGGCAGAAGCACGCTATGTATGTGAAATACTTGATAAGCATCTATAAGTGATAGAAGCCAGAAATGACAGGCGCATTAGTTAGAATAAAACGTGATGGTATTTATCAGGCTATAGAGATCGAACATCTTACCAATGATGAACGAAAGGAATTTTTTCTAGTAATACATAAAGCAGATACGGATACCATGTTAAAATGGATAAATTTATTATGTGGTGTTATTGTAAAAACAGAAGAATTTTTTGATGAAATATAGCGAGGGCCTATGCGATATGATAATCCAATAAAGTCACACTGGATGCAATTTCCTGATCTTGCCGGTTTCCCTGAGTATGTAAACGAGAAAAGAAACGAAAAGCCCGTTGATTTAACGCCATTTTATAATGCGTTTGCCAATGGTAACTGGAATGATTTTGTTACTCATTTAGTAAAATATACCGATATAAACGCAGCATGGGTACAGAAATTAGCTCAAAATTTCAAGATATATTCAGATATATATATTCAAGGCGCAAGGCAGAGCAATACATTACCGAACAATGATTGCTGGCAATGTCTTTATCGTAATGGTCTTTATATCACGCAGCTGGATATAAGTGATTTTGACTATTCAGCGATTATTGAACAACAATTAAAGCGCCCTGATTGGCAACCAGAGCCGGGCACCTACGATAGAGGCACTTTTCTAGGTGATATAGATATAGAGAAAATAAACAGGTTATTCACAAATGCAGGGATATTGGATGCTGTGAGTGCTTATTCTGCCAAAATACGTAAGGTGACAAATGCTTATTTGCATATATCTACACCAACTGATTACAATTATAAACAATTTATGAGTGATGCTACCCTTGAGCCGAAATGGATCAATACCCATATTGACCCGAAAGAAGATGTTATGAAGGCCATTATCTATCTTGAAGATGTAGGTGAGGACAATGGGGGCTTTGGCTATGTATCAAAGTCAAACAGATTTGTTTATGATGAATTACAGAATATATTTGGGCGAGCAATATCAACAGGTAATTATTGCCGCACGCCTGAAATGCGTAAAAGTATATTTAGTCTGCCTCAACAATTACGAGTCTCTTTCAATTTTGGACGATGCGTGCTTGATGATAGTACCCTTGCTCAAGACTTGGATCAGAATTTTATCAGGGTAACATCAAATATGGGAAATGTTATGGTATTTGATGCAGGGGCAGGCATTCACCAAGGGGGCAAATGCGAAACAGGAAGGCGCATTGCAATACAGGTGCTCATGAAATGACAAGCATAAACAAAAGATATAAACGCAAATACTTTAAGGGCATTAAATGGGAAAATTCCCGTTTTGGCAAAAGACTCAGGCTTAAATATGCGCTGGGCATTATGCAAGCGGCGATAACGCTAGTAATGAGCCGATCAAATATATCAGAAATTCGTGCAACTCAGTTTGGCGGTCAAAAAACAAGCAAAATAATTAAAAAAATAGCTATTGCTGAAGCAACGATAACCACAACGAAAGAGGTTGTTCAAATTATTAATAACGCAAAGCCAAGGACAAGATGACTGAAGAAAAAACAGTGCAACTAAAAGAAAAGCGCATTATATCTGTGTGGGAATGTTATTGTGGTGGACAAGTATTTTGGGCGCGTGAAGATGGTCGCTTGGAATGTGATGAATGTCGTACCCTTGTACGGGGGCTGTATCTCAGCAACATACCGCCGTGGGCGCAAGAAGATGATGCTAAGGGGACTGTATGACATTGTGCAGCTCACCAGTAACGCGAACCATAACTGAAGATCTAGATGCCTACAAAGAAATACTTAACGATTTAGGCTGGCGATTACAAAATAACGGCAAAATAACTCAGAAAGATTGGTCTGAAATAGTTTTGCCTAAACTACAGGAAATGAAATGATGACGCTACCACAAGCAGTATTAGATAGACGTGTATTCAACCAAGCAATATACGATCTGCACTCAACTCAGTACATGTTGAGCCAAACAGCGCGGTATATAAGTAAAGACAGAAATGTGGTAGATGTTGGCGCAGCGGTTGGATTATACTCTCATTTTTGGGCACCACTATGCAAACATATTTACAGCTATGAGGCGGTGTCTGAAGTGTTTGACCAGCTTGAAAAGGTGAAAGCGCAACATGAGAATATGACGATCTACAATAAAGCCGTAAGCAATTTTTGCGGGACAACAAAGTTCTATGTGGATGATAAGCGGCTTTCTAATAATTCATTTTCTGATCTGGTGGGTGGGCAAGAAATTGAGGTTCCCGTTACCAAGCTAGATAAAGAAGATATTGATAATGTTGGATTTATTAAAATAGACGTAGAAGGCCATGAATTAAAAGTACTACAGGGCGCAGAAAATATGATCAATATCGATAAGCCCGTTGTAATGTGCGAAATTTACCCTAAATTCAATGATGGCCCTGTTGAAAATACATTCAACTTCTTTTTTGATCGCGGCTATACCTGCTATTTCAATGTGAAACAACAAGGATTGATAGAAGTATTAAATACAGAAGAAGGTGCACGCATAGCGAGAGATGAAAAATTAATTAAAGTTCATGATTGTGATTTTCTGTTTGTATGGTATGATTAGAATCAACCTTCCCCAAGGTTGTTTTCATTGTTTAAGGATTCTTCGGAGTCCTTTTTTTTATCTCAAAAAAAATATCTGCTATACGGCACTAAGGCTACAGCTTGATTTCTTTCTAATTTATACGTGTTTGGTGCTATGCCTATAACAAAAAAATTAATTTTCATCGTGTTAGGCGCAAGGACAGCAAATGTAGGGCGTTTATACTGACTCAACAGGTAGTTTCAGCAAGTTGATGAAACAGCGTGTAGTATAATATAGCTGTAGTAGCAAGAAACGTTCTTTAATAATATGAAAAGAGGTAATTGATATGAAAAGAGACTATCAACGGAAACGTGTATACGATTGGGAAAATTCTTGTTTAATGCCCTTATCTATTAACCGTAAAAACCTAACATTGGATGAATGTTATAGCGTGATGGAAATAGCAATAAAAAAATCACAGCATACGTTATATAGATTGCCTAATTTGCATGATGGCAGAGGCCATAGGAGAGCAGCATCATATGGTGGTTGTATAGCTTTACCGAAATGGGCAAGACAAGATGTGGTTGTATTACATGAGCTAGCGCATGAATTAACTCCCGGCGCAATACCGCATGGCCCTGAATTTGTGTATGTATATATTAATTTATTGCATGCAGTATTAGGAAGATCAAAAGCAGTTATGAAGATGGAAGCAGCGGATATGGGGGTTGATTATTTAAGCATGTAATTGTTAGGGGCTGCAAAGCCCCTTTTTTTTGGTTTATACTTATGCGATGGCAGAACTCAATTTACGATTACAAAATAAACAATCCGAAGCATTTAAAACTACAGCAAATGAAGTTCTTTATGGTGGTGCTGCTTTCGGAGGAAAATCTTATCTTATGCGGGTGGCATTAATTTTTTGGTGTAGCGCTATTCCTGGAATCCAATGTTATTTATTCAGACGCACTTTCCCTGATCTATGGGCTAATCATATGGAAGGCCCGGGGAGCTTCACCGCAATGTTATCACCGTGGATTGAAGCAGGACATGTTACGTTCAATCAGTCAAAAAAGAAATTTGTGTGGTGGAATGGAAGCGCTATATTTTTACGTTACTGCCAATATGATAAAGACGTATTGAATTATCTTGGTACAGATATTCATGTATTGTGCATGGACGAATTAACAAGTTTTTCAGAGTATGTTTATCGTTTTTTAAGAGGTCGTTTAAGAATGGTAGGCATTACTGTGCCAGAGAAATATAAAGGATTATTCCCACGTATTTTAACTAGCAGTAATCCCGGTGGTGTGGGGCATAATTGGGTAAAACATACTTTTGTGGATCAATCGCCGAATGGTCAGATAGTTCGTGCTTCAAAAGAAGAAGGCGGCATGCGCAGACAATTTATTCAGGCGTTAATGACAGACAACAAAAAAGGCATGGAAGAAGATCCTGAATATGTATATAGATTAGAAGGGCTGGGCGATCCTGCTTTAGTCGAAGCTATGAAATCAGGAAATTGGGATATTGTCGCGGGGGGTATGTTTGATGACGTATGGGATAGAGGGACGCACGTTATAAAACCATTTCTTATACCTTCTTCATGGCGGATCGATCGGGCTTTTGATTGGGGCAGCTCAAAGCCATTTTCTGTTGGCTGGTGGGCAGAATCAGATGGCACTGAAGTTACGCTAAGTGACGGAAATAGGCTACAATTCCCTAGAGGTACACTATTTCGCATTGCGGAATGGTACGGCTGGAATAAACGACCTAATGAGGGTTTACACATGTTGGCAACAGAAATAGCAGATGGCATTAAATTAATAGAGAGTCAGATGCAATTATCAAGCAGAATAAAAACGGGGCCAGCAGATTCAAGTATTTATGATGTAGAAAATGGAAATGATATAGCCGGGGATATGGCAAAGAAAGGTGTTAAATGGGTAAAAGCAAACAAGAGCGCAGGATCACGCAAAATAGGTTGGGAGCTAATGCGTACACGTTTAAAGGCAAGCCTTCAGACACCAATGGAGGAAGCGGGGTTATTTGTGTTCGAGAATTGTCAACAGTTTATCCGTACGATTCCCGTATTATCCAGATTAGAAAGAGATCGTGATGATATTGATACAAATGCTGAAGATTATATAGCAGATGAAACGCGCTATAGGATTTTAGCGGCAGGGCCATCTGTACTTAATCAGAAAAAATTAATAGGAATTTAGAATGGCTGTTAATTCTGTTCATCCAGAGTATGACTATCGTTTAAATCAATGGACACGATGCCGTGATGTTGTTAATGGCACAGACTCTGTTAAATTAGCAAAGACACGTTATCTTCCTAAATTATCAGGACAGACTGTTGATGAATATGATGCTTATTTGGCAAGAGCGCTTTACTACAATGCAACAGGGCGAACGGTACAGGGATTAATGGGTGCGGTATTTAGAAAGAATCCCTCTTATGATATTCCTAATAATTATATAGACTTGTTGGAATATTTAACAATAGAAGGCTTTAGTTACAATGAATTGGCGCGTTTAATTGTTAGAGAAATTCTAAGTGTTGGGCGTATAGGATTACTTGTTGATGTAGATAATACCAGCAATGATCCTTACGTTACGACTTATAAGGCAGAGAATATTATAAATTGGAAAGTTGAGCGCAAAAATGGCAAAATGGAATTGATCTTAGTTGTCTTAAAAGAAACTTATAATAAAAAAGAAGATAGCCAATTTGAAACAGAAAATTCAGGCGTAATCTCTGTTCGCATAGATCGAAAAAGAAAAATCCCTGCAACTGCCTTTTTGCGTGCATTCGGTATTGGAAATGACGAAAAAATCAAAAAACTAT